GACCTAGGTTACTACCAAGTGTAGATCGACTTTCTCTTATAAGTCGCGCCATCATCAGTCAAGGGCAGGTCAACTGCCTTGAACCGACTGCCATCATCCATGGTAGAATCGGATAATGGGAGAGTTTCACGGGGCCATGAAGGCCTCGCTATTGCCTCAGCAAGCCTTTTGGGCATGCGAAGGAGCCTCTCTGGGTCGACACGCAAGTCCGGCACGATCGGTGTTCCGACTGAGCGGTATGCTACGTGGCTCGGCAGTGCCGAGTCTGACGCCATTTCGGGCGTAGTGTCCTTTCGAGGGACCACCGCGTATGTGTCAAAGAGAAAACCTGAATAACCCAAACGGGCGAACCTAGGCTTGCGCCGCGGTTCGTATTCACCGACAAGGTGACCGTCTCCGTATCCGTCCGGTCCGAAGACCTTGAGATCCGGGTGGATATAGCCCTGGACTCTTTCTGCGAAGTCCTCGAGGCCACGCCGCACATAATAATTATGCAGCGTGAACAGGGTGGCGGGGGATACCCACTTCTTTTGGAAGTAGGGCCGCACGTCGAATCCCGAATAAAAATCAGCCCCGCACGATTCCCTGAACGGGCCGGCGTGGTACGATTTACTAACGTTGGGTATGAATCCAACGGCTGTGAGGAGTCTCGCCAGAGCGGCGAACCTCTTAGACGGGAGGATAATGTCGTCTCCGTAGACAGACACCACCTCGTCGCTATTACACACAGCTCGAGCAAGAGCCCAGAAAATCAAGGACTCCAAGGGAAAGGTGAACCCGTTCCCCATGCTCGAAAACTTCTCCAGGGTGACTCGTTGACCTTTGACGGTCACGTGTCCCGTCCGGCATTGCGCCAGACGGTAAGCCCATTCCAGAGGGAGAAGATCGTAAACCAGTTCCGACGAAATACAGTCGGAGGCTGACGTTAGGTCGAGGGTTGCTAAAGCCCCCGTTAATGACCCTTCACGGGCGAGGTTTTGATTCCTCGTCTGGTCCCGGAGGTCAATACCGGAACGTTTCAACACAGGGAACAGGAAGTCTCCGAATGCAAGTTGCACAAGCCCATTCAAAACGGGTTCGGTGACAGTTCCGCGCAGTGTCTTCGCGTTCTTCGGGACGAACTCGAGTCGTCCGTCCATGATCTGGACAGGGATCGAGTACCAGCTCAGTTCCTCCGTGTCGGTCCGATCTATTGTATACTGATCAGACCAGATCTCACAGAGGGCTGGCAGCTCACCCAGGTAGGCCGAAGCCGCTGGGAGTAGCTCTTCGCTACATGAGACTCCATCCGCCATTTTACGGCGAATGGACGCCATACGCTTCTTGGTGAGCGTTGTGGCACCTTTACCGAAGCGATAACCCAGCATTTCTCGGCTGGGCGGATCAACATCAAGCACGCGAGCTATGAGCCTCTGTGCAGCGTGTAGCTGACCAGCGACATCACGTGGGAAGTGGAATCTCCCCTGTCGCGCCAATCTGAAGATCTCGTTTGTGCTCTTGCACAACGCTTCAGCATCCCAGAAGGCCTTAAGAGCCACTGATTCCTTGTCAACGCCCTTCAGCTCGAAGGACTCCAACTTGGAGAAGAGTGCCACAGCCTGGCGGCAGTGGTAAAGCTCCGTCGGGTCCCATCCCTCACGGGACAGGTCAATCTGGTACAAGCACAGGCTATCGAGATCGTTCTGTTTGATCAGACTTCTAATCTCGCGGCCTACGTCCCCACCGAGGTGGGAGTGTGCCAAGGCAATTTCTCGCAGCAGGTCCAAGGACTCTGCGGGCGAGTATTCCTGCAACCAATGCGATAAGAAACGCATATAAAGCCTTTAAAGAAAGGTAAGGAGCAGCACTGCTGGGAGGATCCCAGCGCCCCCGAGGGGGCGACCGACAACAATTAAGTTGCCTGGATCAGTTGATCAAACAATTCCGGCAAGAAGCCCGTTGTCACGGGCGCTACCGACGTCGAGATGTTGCCGCCAAGATTAACGGCCATCTGACGCGAAAGGCGCCGACCTGTCACGAGTGAGCGTTCGTGATAGAAGCCACGGAGTTCCGTGGTATCTACGTACGCCACCTTCGGGGCCGCGGTGTAACCCGCCGAATTCTGTCCCGAGATCGATTCCATCACTGGAACTTCAACTCGAAAAGCTACGGCGTAGACACCGGATTTCAGCTTCTTCTTCGTCGCGATAGCGCGGATCTGAGCGTAGTCCGGAACCCCCGTAAGGGACTCCTTCCAAGACGCCTGAAGCGATCCGTCGACGAGACGTTGAACACCTTCACCAACCAAAGTATGGCTGACGGGGGTGGCTGCACCATCAAAGACGGTGATGTTGGCTTGTTGTGCCATTACTTAACTCCTAAGGAGAGTAGAACGCCTCACGGCGAGTCTTGTTTTTGTTACTTGTAACCCTGGCCACCATGGCCTGAGACAAGGAGGGCAACTGCATTCACACAGTGACGCCACGAGAGAGCCTTACTTAAGGGCTTCGTGACGGGCATTGGCACCTGCAGGGTGGTGCTCACGCTCCTAATGGTTCCGCCATTCTCGAAGAAATTTCTTTTCCAAGGGTAGGCTTCCCCGAAAGGGATCATAAAGTCACCATACGGCTCTAAAGCCGTGCTACTGTTCTTAACAGTAGAAATGAACGTACCTGTGAGGCCTTGGGCGTACCCCCTCGCAGCCAGCCAGTCACCGATTGGGATGAACCAATCGATGACGAACGACCACGGGGTTAATTCCCAGGCAACAGATTCGAGCGTTGTCAACCCCAAAAGTTTCGGGGTCGTTGACTTCTCCTTTACACGAGCGATTAAGCTCTTACGGTATTCCTGGCGACCTGGACCAGTTGCTGTACCGTACCCGGGGCAATTTTCCCACAAGGTTGCTCTGGAGTGAGTAGCTCTGATCGTTACAGACGTACGGAACGTCGTTTGTAACGGCGAGTTCAGTTGGTGCGCTAGGAACTGCGCACCCTCTTCCGCGTCGCTCAAAAGCGGAAGCCATCCGTACTGGAGTTCAAGCCAGCCGGACGAAAACTCTTTAGGTGCAGACACATCCAATCTCACCTCCGTTGACGCCTCACGGCGGGCACGGATAAGAGAATCGCGGTTGAGACCGCGAGGTATGCGCCTCCCCCTGTCGAGGGCGGCCATTGCCTGGAGAGCTTCGCGTTGGGTGATCCCCAACCGCGTCGCTATACCGGTGGCTGTGTCCCTACGCGCAAGAGCCCGAAGGCTCCCGGATAGGGCTTTCAGCCGGTCGGGCCTCACGAACTGAGGATCCCTACCTGCACTTGGTCGTAGCGCCTTAGCGGCGCCCAAGAAGTCACCTCGTTTCAGCCGAAATAAAGACTCGGCTATACGACGAGCAGAGCTGGCAATCATATCCAGCGCCTGGTGACCCTCGCCGAGAAAAATCGCGGGGTTGAACTGGGTACCGTGCATCTTTCCCCGTAGCCGCTCGATGAGTTTAATCTCATGATTCGCGGTCCACGGTTCAGTGGTCACGTTATTCCAGCCGCGCCAGTCCATTACATCCGTCACGTAAGCTGTCGGGTTCCCCGGGCAGCCTGGTGAGATGATTTGACTCGACCAGTGATGAACGGTCGAGTTCAGTACGACCCACCATTTGTTGTATGGGTTTTCCTGCAGACGGGCACGTTTCGGAGGCCGACCTGGCTTCCATCCCGGATTGTAAGGTAAAGCTCGAGGCCCTGCATTCTCAGTCAGGGACGCCTCGTGCTGATCACGAAGTCTTAGCGCTTCTGCGATCAGACCGGTCGCGCTAACAGTGCGCGGCCCTTCGGTGGGGGGACCGACTTCATACCAACGAGTAACATACCTCGTGGAACCGTCGGCCCGCTTCACCGGGTGTGCCTCATATCTCTTGATGAGTGAGTCAGCACCGTTCCAACTAGTCCGAAGATGATGCCGAGGATAACCCTCTAAGGCAGCGCTCGGCGAGCCCACAGTCCTGTTACCGATGGTCATTGCTGACCTCCGGTTATTGACTGAGGGACGTCTAGTGGAGCATCCTCAGGCGGAGAGCCCGAAGGTTTACCCGTAGCCGTATCGATAGGCACGGATCTTTTCCGCTTGATAGAAAGCACGAGGGGGATTAACCCCCGTACTACCCCGGCCAGTGCTCCTAATAGGAACACGACCACATGCAAGTAGTCGACACTATCCATTTGCGATAGTACCTCCATACCGCATGATCAAACGGCCGCGAAGAACTCGCGGAACCGAAAGACCCCTTAAGGGG